CTTTTCTTGGAACATTGGAACACGGCGTAGCAACTGAGTACCAAAGAGAATACGTGCAAAAAAGAAACGTGAACCAAGCTACCCAAAATGCGTGGCTGCGTGGCTACGCGTGCGTGGTTGCGTGGTTGCACAAAAGCCACCAGTTCCCTCAGCATGAGGCCAAAAGAGCATACGTGCTCGCGTGGAAAGCGAACCAAAGTGAGCAGACGCAAAAAAGCCCGCATGAAGCGGGCGCAAAAAAGCCCGCATGTAGCGGGCTTGGAATTCCTACCGGGTAGGATTATTCGGTGATTTCGTATCCCTCAAATTCAAGCATAGATTGAATAATATCTGACAAGTCGCCCTCATCATCCTCATATCGGGCTTGCATCGCCATTGTGGTGACTTTGAAATCCTCATGTCCAAATAACTTGGCAAGCAAGGGGAAAATGCTTGTATCTTTTTCCGTGCCCTTGCCCTTCGCCTTGCCCTTGCCCTTCGAATGGGAGAATGAAAAGGGCACGCCCTCATTCACTGCAGCGACAAACCCGGTGACATAGTTGCTATAAGTTTTCTCAGCCTTGCCCTTGAATTGGGCTTTCATGGCGTCACCAAGTTGCACACGGTATTGGCACGTTTTCTTGGATTTCCCGAAAACAATGCCCCCGGCCTTCAAGGCCTTGGCTTGTTCGTTGATTGTCTCCAATGCGTTGACGCCATTGT